TTCCAGAACCAATATGTTTGGTCTTAGTAAATACCAGAGAGCCAGTTCCAGAGTTGTAAGAACTTACAGTACCGTATTGAATGTTAGAGACATCGTAGGCAACTGTTATGTCTTGACCAACAGAATAGTCAACCGCTAGATCGGCAACAGTAATTGTTTGAGATCCGCTGTTTGCTAGAGTGAATGATGTTGTAGATGTTGTAGAGTATCTATCACCATCAAGACCTGCAGTACCTTGTACACCCTGGGTTCCCTGTGAACCAACGGTTCCTTGTTGTCCTTCAGTACCCTGTGCACCAGTGGTTCCTTGAGTACCTTGAGAACCAATAGTTCCCTGTGCACCTTCTGTACCTTGTGCACCTTCTGTACCTTGAGTACCTTCAGTGCCTTGAGTTCCTTGAGCACCTTCAGTGCCTTGAGAACCAACTGTTCCTTGGGCACCATCAGTTCCTTGGGTGCCTTGAACACCTTGTGCACCGACTGTGCCTTGTACTCCTTGAGTACCTTGAGAGCCCAGTGTTCCTTGAACGCCCTGAGTTCCTTGAGTACCTTGTGCACCTTCTGCACCTTGAGCACCCTCAGTTCCTTGAGCACCTTCGGTTCCTTGAATACCATCTACACCTTGTGTTCCTTGGGTGCCTTGTGAACCAGTCGTTCCTTGTGTTCCATCTGTTCCCTGAGTTCCTTGAGCACCTACTGAACCCTGTGCGCCTTGAGCACCCTCAGTTCCTTGTGCGCCAGCAGTTCCTTGTGTACCTTGAGCACCAGTGTCACCGATATCACCAGTACGAGCAAAAGTAATAATAATGTCATCATTATTTGCAAAACTTCCATTTGTAGATAGGTCATTAACTGGAACAGTAAACCAACCTGAGTTGTTTGTAGATGTTCCATCAATTACAAATAATGCATAGGTATTTGAATCAAACTTTTTAGAGATTCTTAAGTGACCCTTAATTGTTGAAGTTGAGTCATCAATGGTTTGTAAGAACGAAGTAATATCTGCAGCATTATCATCTTCATTGTCAATGTATAACGCTGTAGCATTTGCAAGATTTGCGTTATTAAACTTTAATTTTCCTGTACCTGGATCTGTAGCAGCGGTATTTGTTAAGAAAGTGTAATCAAAAGATGCTCCACCAAAGTTACCATCACGACCAGTAGTACCTTGAGTTCCTTGGACACCTTCGGTTCCTTGAGATCCAGTTGTACCCTGTGCACCAACAGTTCCTTGAGTACCATCAACACCCTGTGTTCCCTGTGTTCCTTGCGATCCTACAGTTCCTTGGGCACCATCAGTTCCTTGGGTGCCTTGAGATCCTAATGTTCCTTGAGTTCCCTGTGCACCAACAGTTCCTTGAGTACCTTGAGTTCCTAGTGTTCCTTGAACACCTTGAGCGCCCTCTGTACCTTGGGTTCCTTGAGTACCGTTAGCACCATCAAGACCTTGTGCACCCGCTGTACCTTGAGCACCTGCAGTTCCTTGGGTACCGTTAGCACCATCAAGACCTTGTGCACCTGCAGTTCCCTGAGTACCCTGTGATCCTGTTGCACCTGAAGTTCCTTGAGTTCCCTGTGCACCAGTGCTTGAGTTAATCCATGCTGTGCCATTCCAAGTACGTAGATAACCTAGAACAGTATCAAAATAAATTTGTCCAACAACAGGAGATGCTGGAGCGGTTGCTAAGTTTTGTATTCTTGCATTTTGTAATTCTAATTTAGTTAAATCAATCGGGGTTAAAAACTTACGGGCCATTTACATTATCTCCTTAAGATAAATACGCTTTGCCTGAAAATGCTTGTGAAAAGGAGACCGTAAGTGAGTTCGCATTAGTGTACGTAATTTCACCTTCGTAGATTGTACCACCAGAATCTACAACTGTAACGTTAGGTTTAAAACCTAAATTATGATTTATAACCCAAGAAGAACTGACAGTGTTTTGAACATGTTCATAGGCTAAAGCCTGTGGTTCTAATTGATTATCTGCTGTTCCAAAATCTTGGGTGCCAGAGGGAGTTGTAATAAGAATGACATCATTTACTACAATTGGAACACTAGACCCTGGTCTTACATATTGACTCATTCTGTTACCTCTTCTGTCTTAAATATCTTTCCTCTGACATATGTGTGAGTGACTCCGTCTTTAGTTAACTGAACATCGTAATATGATGTTTTAGGTAACAGTCGTGTCTGTGTTCCAGTGAGGGCTAATTTTAGAGTACGAAGTCCTTCTCCGTCTGCTGTACCGACATTTGGAAATGTAATAGTGAAACTTGTTATAACCCCAGGAATTCCTACCCCTAGAATGTCTGCCTTTGCAGTATAGGTATCAACTTCAAAATCAAGAACAATAGTGAACTCATAGGCGTCTCCTTCATAGACAAAGAGATCTTGAGTGACAATATTGATTGGAGTTTCCACATTGCCATAGGTAGGAGTAGGAAGATGAACACGAGTAGCGGCAGATCTATCATCAATCTCCTGTGGCTGGAATATTGGTACATAGTGGTTTGTAGTTTTAGAGATTCTGCGGAAACTAAAGACATCGATCTTAAACATACCTATACCAAGTTGAGAGCACAGTTCTCTGTACTGCTGTTTTCTGGCTTCGATCATCTGCATTAATTGTTGATAACGTTCAGATCTTGGTATGGTTACACCATCTGGAGCAAAGACGTTAATGTCAAAGGCTGCATCATTAGCCAAAGCATAAAGGGCTAGAGTTGATGCATAAATAATTACAGGATACTCTTCAAGAGTCGGTAAATTTTGAAGACTAACACTACGGCCATAGGCATCTGTATGAAAGGCTGAGTGCTCAAGGAATGCGGTGCTTATATACGCTTGAGTTTCTCCAGTTGTAAAGTATCTAAAGTAGTTTCCAGCAACAATTAAGTCATCACCATCTGCAGGGACATTATCACAGACAATGAACCCAGTCGCTTCTTCCACCTCTACATCCTCTGATATGTCAACACCGTTTTTGTTTACTACTAAGTTAATTCCATCAAGAGGAGAGTATGGAATTAAAAATCTATTGGTTGTTCCATCTGCAGTAAATTGATGTACAAAGGACTTAGGGGTATCACCAATTTCAGACCGCAGTCGATCTGCCAGGCTTGCAATGGTAGCCACATAACCTCCGTTAAAACTCTATGCCAATCATCTCGTGTAATGAGACTTTATTCAGCGCAAAATAAAAAGGGTCCAACTCCCAACTGGGAGGAGGGCGGGAACCAGTTGAGAGTCGGACTACTAGCGACGGCTAGTTTTTAATTTGGCCGCCAAATATATCCAAGTTGTTCTAGATAATCGGCTAGTGATCTAGAAACTCGATACTTAACACCTGCTTTAAAAGTGTAAGTATTTCCGACTCCATAACTCATATCTTCAATATCAGTTATTGTGCGAATGATGACCATGTCACCTGCTGTCGAAACTCCGACATTCTCTATTTCATCAAGTACTAGTGGAGCATCTGGTTGTTTAGGATCAAAGATATCCTTTTCCAGACTCTCTGCCTCAAGTTGGGTAGCGATAGAAATTTCTTCCTTGCGCTTCTTTAATGCTTCCGCATTCTTCTTTGCTGCTTGTTCCGCTGCTTTGCCTGTTGCATCAAGCGGACTTGTTTGTGTATTTGCCACGTTGTTTATTCTCCTAAGTTAGTTAGAGGTGGCTGGGAGCCAAAAAAGGAGTAAGGCTCCCAGACACCAGGGTAAAACAAATTAGTTGGTGTAAACCTTGCAGATCGCTTGATCTGTGATTACGCCAAGACCCCAAATTGCATACCAAGCAAGAGCGTGCTCACGACCGAAGTCAAGAACGCCACCATCACGAAGTTCAACTGGGAGTGAGATTGCGTGACCAAATGCATTGTCACCAATCATGATTGCTTCGTAAACTGAAGCACCATTGCCAGTAGCAGAAGTTAGATAACCCTTCTCAGCAGTGTAATCTGAAGATTCTGGATTTCCACCACTTCCTGGAGCAGTGTTTGACTTAACAGGAACTTCAATCTGAGATGCTGGAATACCAACAGAAGTTGAAGTTGTATATGCAGCGTTAACTGCTAGTTTTTTAACCTGTGTTGTCTCAATAAATACTACGTCGTACAAGCGACCGATTTCACCAAGCATGAAGTTACCAGGAGCGGCGTACTTCGTTACTTCAATGAACTCTGGGTTTGAACGGATATCACGAGACTGTGCTGGGCTAATGAACATTACATAAGTCTCACCTAAGCGAGGGATGTTCTTAGAAGCAAGAGTAAGAGCAGCATCCTTAACTGCACCAGTTGATAACTTGTAGTTACCATCTAGGTCAGAGAATTGTGTTGCTACTGTACCTTCGTTGTACCAGTCGTTGATTCCTTGAACGCCAGTGCGGTCATAACCGAACACTGCAGAGGTTGCTGCGGACAAGGTGTTACGTGCCTGTACATCTAGATACTGTGCCATTTGGCGTCCTAGAAGACGGGATGCTGAAGCCATTACGTCATCAAATGATGCGTTCAATAGTAATTCAGAAACAGCAACAGCATAACCATGCTCTGCTACTGTGATTGCAATCTGCTCTGCAGTAAGTGCGTTTGTTGTCATACGAACGCCTTCTGTCAAAGGAGTTGGATCTACTGCGAAGTTCTTGTAACGAAGGAAGTTCACACGAAGACCAGGTGCTACACCTAGTTCAGTCTTCTTAACTGCGAATTGTTCGAAACGAAGAATTGGCATTGCCTGGAACAAAATTTCTTTTGACCAGATTGTTTGAATTGCTTGGTTCAGGCTTGTATTTGAGCCTGAGTAAGCGGTTGGGGCGCCTGCGAGTTGCCCTGTACCTGTAATTGCACTTGCCATTTAGGTCAAGTCCTTTCCTAGTAGTTTTTTGGGATTAACCGAACAGTCCCTGACCACGATTGCTGGCTGCTGTGCCAAGTAGTTTGGCTCTTTGTTTCGCATAATCTGCCAATGACATTTCCCTGATCGAATCAGGAGAGTACGATTTTTGTTCCGAATCATTATCGAGGGGTCCTGCGGCAGGATTAGTAATTCTTGTTCCTGCCATTTGTTGTCTTGCACTTTGCATTGCTTGTTGAGCAGATGACAAAATTCGAGCAGATTTTTCTTTTAACATTGCGATGCTCTGCTCAATTTCATCTGCACTGTTTCCATCAACGAGGTCAATCAATTCAGGAACAATACTGTCTCGTTCTTGTTCAACTCTCTGTTGACGATAATTCGTAACTTCTTGGAACTTACGTTCCTGATCTAGAAGAGCAATAGCACGTTCTCTTTCAAGACGTTCAGCCTCTAGTTGAGCCTGAAATTCTTGCTCCTTCTTTTTTAGGAGTTCTTTAAAAGAAAGTTCAGATTCTTCTTCTTCTTTCTTTTGTGCTTCTTTTCTAGCCTCTTCTTCAGCAATGCGTTTTTCACGCTCTGCTTCTTTTGCGGCTTGTTCTTCACGAGCCTTCTTTAAAGATGCAAGTTCTTCTTTCATCTTTTCCATCTGTGGGTATAACTTTGCTTTCTCTTGTTCACGAGCCTTAGCAATGTCATCTGCGCTATACACAGAACCTACCTCACTTGGAGTTTCTTGTACTGGAAGTGCTGCCACTATTTCTGGTGACAGTAAATCAGTAGTTTCTACGGTGTTTTCCATAGTTATCACTTATCTTTCTTGGGTCGTTGTCCGAATGCCTTGCGGCGTATCACTGGTTTTTAACGAGATAATTGCACTTTATCTAAATGCATATGTCTCGATAAATTCTGATTTTACATCAGAAATCTAATTAATCTCTGTCTACTGTTCTTCTTTGTGGAATTTTTGTTCCATAAGCATCAGTAACGAGTTTGTTTCTTATCTCAGCCTCTGCCTGCATCTCTATACTTTCAGTCTCTTGGCTGGCTGAATTTAAAGGATTTTGAGGATCTTGAGGACCCTGCACTCCGTCACCCATAACATCTCCATCACCTAACTGTGTTGGCTGCATAGGTATGGCGCTACTGCCATCAGGTCCTGGCATCATGCCAGTCATATCCATAATCTGTTTTTGAATCTGTACCTTTATAAGTTGAAGTGCGCCATCTGCTTGGGCATCAGCCATGAGTTCATGACGAATTTCAAGCAACTTCTCTTCAGGGAATTCCTCACCTAATTGACGTAACGCACCCTCTTTGGATTCTAATCCCATACTTAATTTAGTTTGAAGTTCATTTAATACAATTAACTTATCAAGAGGAAGTGGTTGAGGAAACTGTGCATAGTTTATATAGGTAACTGGATCATTTGGATCAAGTTGTGGATATTGACCCTCTTTAATTGGACCATCTTCATCTTGGTTATAAATAAATGTTTGAGGCTCTTTAATTGCAAGTGTCTTTAATACTAACTCATTAATCTTCTCTAGACCCTTTCCATATTGAGCAACTTTTTGAGAATAACGATTCATTAATGGTTGATACTGAATAGATAGTGCTACACCTGATGTATTAGAAATTGGTTGAACTTGTCCTAATGCAGTCTCTGGAATATTCATG